ACTTTGTGAAGATCAATATGTTTCTAAAGCTGCTCTTGCTGATTTGCTTGGTATGACAATATCTGCTCTAGGTAGGCATATTACATTATTAGTTGAAGAAAGGCTTCTAATTCCAGCATTTCCCCAGCAACCAACACACAAA